CCCGGAACGCTGACAGAAAAAGTTCAGCCATATCTAGTACCAATAATGGAAGAGATGAAACTATATTTAGGACTAACAACATATAAAACTATGAGAGAGAACAACATGATAGAAGTGTGTCCTCTTGAGTATATGCGTGGAAGAAATTTTCATGACACATTCATGATACTAGACGAAGCACAAAACGCTACATTTGAGCAAATTAAAATGTTTTTAACTAGAATCGGAATAGGGTCTAAGGCTATTATCAATGGAGACTTGGACCAAACAGATCTACGAGGAGGCGAGTACGGTGGCCTCCATACATGTATGTCTAAGCTAGACGATTTGGCCGGAGTTTCTATTTGTGAATTAGATGATTCCGATATAGTTAGAAATGGTATCATATCAAGTATTTTGAAAAGACTTAAATAAAAAAGTGCATTCTTCGTAAAGATTGCCTATAATAAAGAAATTGACCGAAAGGAAAAATATGCCCCTTTATGACTTTGAATGCGAACCGTGTGCCTACTACACGGAGATTCGCCAGAAGATGAATGACCCCTCGCTACTAAAGTGTCCCATTTGCGAACAGGAAACTCTTCAAAAGGTTTTCATCAACGCTCCTCATACTTTTGTAAGGGGAGAAGCCAAGACTATTGGGCAGCTAGCAGAGCACAATTATAAAAATATGGGATTTTATGAAAAGCAAGATAGAAAAATAAAAGACCAGCTAGAAAATAGCGAAGTAAAAAATAAACGAGAAAGACACCAAAAAATTATTTCAATGACTCCGGAACAACAGACGAAGTGGATTCGAGAGGGTGACTGATGAGCAACAAAACCCCAGAAGAGGGAAATATCAACTTTGATCAGATGGAAAACTCAACGCCCAATCTTCCCTTTGGTCCAAAAATAGTTGGCCAGAACCACGATTGTGACGAGATGCCTAGAAGCACGAAGCCTCACATAGCGATTGTTACAATGAAGATAGACATCAGAGCGGTGAACCCTGACGGAACAATGGATCTCCATGTAATGGGGGAGAGGGCACTTAAAAAATACAGAATCTCAACAAAGGCACAGTTCGTAGTCAAGGGGACATCAGAAGCGGAATGTGTAAAAAAAATTAAAAACAGCTTGGGGAGAATTCACAATGACTAGAGGAGAAAACGAAGACGTTTCTGGTTTAAGTTTACCAGACCCGCTAAAGATCAGTGTTATTTTTTATAACAAAGCGGGCGAAGAAGCAGAAGAAGCTCAGGCGGTTGCCAAAGAAGTGTCAACATGTCTGAGTTACGAAAATTTTTCTATACAGCAATTCATCTTATATGGGCGTGGCGAAATATTGGATCCGCACGGAGTTGATATTCGCTGCAACAGAAGTTTATATAAATACAAAAAGGTTGCCAAGGACGCCTTTGAGAGCTATATCAAATATCTAAAGTCCAAAAACGCAATGCATTTCACTAGAGCTAGACGACTTATTATGGAGTAAAAAATGAAAAAGGGACCACTTTCAAATAAAGAAAAAAAACACATAACCAAACACCGCTCGCGGGAAATCGGTGAAATCGCAACAGAAATGGATCGCTCAGAATCCATAGTGCAAAAATTTGTTGCCACCTTAGAAGAGCCAAAAGAAGGGGCTAGCAGTCTTTTTGCAAGAAATGAAGAATACGGGGTCACCGTTATGACGGAGTCGGCGTCCATGGCTTCTGACGCAAAGAGGGCTGACAATAAAGATAAAGAACCGCAGACACCAGCTAGGTATCATCAGTTCATTCATAAAATTAAAGATAAAAAATGATTTGTACATCTATAGATGGCTACATGAAAAAACTATGTCATGAAGAGCTAATGATAAGCTGGAAGATAACGCTTACTGACGGCACTCCCGTATATGGTGACTACGAAAGACCTGAACTTGATAACCCTTGGAATAGATTAAGAGACCACTGTTCCCTCAATGATGTTCTGCCCGCAAAGGTTGAGCTGTATATGTTTGGAACGCAGAGTCGTGTGTTTTTTGAAGACCCCGACGGTTTGGATGGAATCTCTATTTTGCGAGGCATTGGAAAAGAACAGACTATGGATGGTTCACATTCTCAGTCTTTTCAAACTTTAACCGTGTCATTGTTGAGGGGTTCGTGTGATTATATTGATGTAGGAAAGTACACTTGGCCGATAAATAGTTTTGAGCAAAGGGAGTCCGTTAGAGGGCTATCCTTGTTAAATTTGCAGAACATGATTTTTAAAAATGACTCAGAAAAACTCAGACATCCGAGCGTACAAAAGTATCTCGACATCGCAACCGTGTAACGCCGCACAATACATAGCAGAGCTTGTGTGTATACGTCGTAGCGAAAGAGAGAACAGCGGTAGCCTCGAATATAAATTTTGGAACAATTCTAAAAATGAACAGTACCAAACGCAGGTTAGGTCGGCGTCAAAACTAATCAAAAAGTATGGCGACAAGACGGTGCTTCATTATCTAAATAGTCGTGACGGAAGAAATGTTTATTCGTTAGGGTTTTTACACAAGTCTAAGAAGTTTGTATTATTGCTAGACTTTGTTGAAGAAGGGGTCAAAAAATCTAAAAAAATATTAGACGAAAAAGATAAGAAAAAGAAGACTATAATCGACCTTCCTAAAGGCGAGTATAAGTCGAGAAAACAGAAACCTAAAAATAGCTTAATGTCAAAACTGAGGAAACTAGATGGTAACAAAGATAAAGACTCCTGAGTATCTGAAAAAGATCGTCAAGGATTACGGAGAAATAATTCGCAGCGGCACCGCAGTTCTAGAAGAGAAAAAGAACTACAAGACTATATCGGTTAGTCCTGCGATAGACATAGCACTGGGAGGTGGTATCAGAGAGGGTAGCTGGCTAACATTGACAGGCGACCCTAAATCCGGAAAAACTACCACAGCCATGCAGATCGCTGCAAACTGCCAAAAAGAAGGTAGACCTATTATCTATCTGGACGCAGAAGGTAGATTAAAAGACATGAACTTTGAGGTCAGGGATCTAGATCCCGCTAAAATGACTATCGTTGCACCTGAAGACAAGCCAATTCCGGCAGAAGATTTTCTTGATGTTGCTTATAAAATGATGAGTCATCCAGATAACTATGGGGCAGTTTTAATAATTGATTCTATATCCTCTCTCATGCCTAAGAAAGAGTTGGATGGTGACTTTAGTCCCACTAGAGCTGGGCTTCCAAAAATCTTGTCAATATTCACAAAGAAGATAGGACAACTTTTGCCGCGTCAGCACGGTTTGATTATTGCTATAACGCACTACATTGCTAATACAGGCGGCTTTGGCAAGGCGAAGATGTCTGATGGAGGCAATAAAATTCAGTATCAAGCTGATACAAGAATGGAAATAGCTGGGGGCGGAGAAAAGGTCTCGGCAGTATCTCCTTGGACAAATACTAACGGAGATAGAGTAGGTCAAGTTGTTAACTGGAGAATTGTTTGCTCCTCTATGGGTCCACCGGGAGGCCAAGTCCAAAGCTATATTAGATACGGGCACGGTATTGACAAAACACAAGAGATATTAATGCTTGCTTGTGATCTAGGGCTGATTGATAAGTCCGGTGCTTGGTTTGCCTGTTCGTTCATGGGAGAGTGTAAGGAGCTAGCTAAGGAGATTAAACCAGAACTCAACGTGGATGATGAAGAAGCTTTAATCAAGGCGTTTAAATTTCAGGGACAAGATAATCTATTCAAGTTTTTGTCAGTACAACCAAAACTGATTGCATTTCTTGAGTCTGCAATCAAGGAAATGTTATGAAAATAACAGGTTTAGACGGAAGAGAATACAACTGGAATCCGTCTGGCAAAGAGTCTTCTTCAACAAAAACATCAAATCTTCATAAAAAAGCGAAAAAATTACTTGACATTCTCCTTCCGTATGATAGAATATTGGAAGAGGTGTCGCTCGTCGGTACAAACAATGGTATTCGTCGAGGAACACTTCGTGCAGATTTTTTTATACCCAACCGAGACCTACTTGTCGAGGTTCATGGTGAGCAACATTTTAAATTTAATAAGTTCTTTTTTGGGAATAAGCTGGCCTTCTTTAAGGCACAGGCTAGAGACCGCGACAAAAAAGAATGGTGTAGAATAAACGACATTAAGATTGTAGAATTTAACTACGATGAATCAGAAGAGGACTGGAGAGATAAAATATGACAACATTTATTGATCACGATAAAGAGTTGATATTTATACACATCCCCAAAACGGCGGGCATATCCGTTACTGAGTGTTTGGTGGGATTAGAAAACGAGACCGTAGAATATGCGGCCGGTGGACACGCCACGACAATAGATGTACGTAGAAAAATTGGTGACGAAACCTACGAAAAATATTTTAGTTTTTCTGTCATAAGAGAGCCTTACGATTGGCTGGTGTCTTTGTTTGAGTATAGATATCAAGCGATCAGTACCATCTTGTCGACTATGGGCCAAAATCATTACCACCCCTTTGAATGTTTTATTGACAATTTTCACTCTAGTGAACGACTACAAGGTTACTGGATCTCCAGAAACGACGATATTGATGTGCACACGCTCGTACAATTTGAGACTCTTGATAGCGGTATCAATGCTATAAAGAAAACATTTGGCATTTCTAGCCCATTAAAAAGTCTCAATATCAGAAACAAAAACAACATTGAAAACCACTATGCAAACAAACAAATTACAGAAAAGGCGACAAAGCTTTTAGAGACAGACCTACGCCTCTATGCGGAGACATCAAGATGACTGGCGAAGAAAAACTGAATGAATTTTTACAAGCGGTAGACGATTGGATTGAGTGTAAAAATATTATACCGACCAGAGGTCCAATTAAAAAGTTGAAGAGCGAAGAGTATCGTGGCAACATCTCTAGGCTTTTAAACTTTACTGCCGATGAGCTTAAAATGTTGACAGGAGAAGAATGCTTGTGTTATGCTTACGAGCTACAGGCTTATAGTGAATATCTAGAGTCCGTTAAGGCAAAAGAAATTATTGTTTTAGAATGGGCAGATTCCAGTCTTTGGTATATAATATCTACAGTGATGAATCAATACGGAACACAGTACACCAAATGGCAGGAAAAATACTATTCAGCCATAAGAGAGAATCCGCTCGCCAGTGAAATACTAAAAGTAAAAAACCACGCGGAAGCCAGAGTGAAGATGTTGAGCGGCAAAGCGGACAGGATGCAAAACATGGCCCAGACACTTAACAGTTTATCTAGAAGGAGATAACATGACCGAGTTTGACGCTGAAAAAATTGTAGATGACCTCTCAGAGGAACAAAGACAGAAGCTCATAGAAAAGCTGACGAGGGAACCAGAGAAAAAAAAGGAAGAACCTTTTTCTGCCGTAAACCATAGTTCTCGCGTGGCAGGAAATGGTCCCATTACCACGGAGATCCAAAAGATAAAGCAGGAAGGGCGGGTAACGGGCGTTCCGGTAAACGAGATGCCTAGGTTTAACAGGTTTACAGACGACGGAGCAGAGCATAAGGACAACCAACACGAGACTCCTGATCGTGACCTAACAGAAAGAACTCGTGAACCTTTTAAATCAATCAAACAAATCTGCACTCGATGCAGCAAAACTATTGAAACGCATCCGCAGTTCCATAGAGAATTTTATATTTGTGACCCATGCCTAAAAAGATAACAAAAAAACTTGAAGATTTGGCGGCAGAAAGAGCCGTTTTGTCAGCTCTCTGCCAGTACGGTTTAGATGCCTATCTAGAAATAGACTTTATTAGTTCGCAGTCTTTTACAGACCCCACGAACCAATTGATATTCGATTGCATCTATTCCTCCATCACGGAAAATACGCAGGTAGAGTTGTCGTCAATCCTGTCTGCGGCCAACGATTTAGGCGTTTACGATCAGATAAATACTAAGGAAGAAATTGGGTTTATCCGGTCGCTATTTAACTTCCCTATTCATAAAGAAAATGTTGGAGTACACGCCGCTAAGATAGCCAAGCTAAAACTTGCTAGAGAACTCAAGAGAACCCTAAAGGCTTGTGAAAACGATCTTAGCTCCATCACTGGCGACGAAGACATCATGGATATCGTTGCTAAGATTGAGGAACCCTTACTTGAAGCTACAGGAGATATATATCAGTCGTCCAAAAAGAAAACAGAAGTTCTTGGTGACGGTGTGCAGGAGCATGTGCAGTATCTTTCAGAAAACGTTTCTGATTTTGCTGGCATTCCTAGTGGCTTCAGTAGATTTGATGAAGCTATTGGAGGAGGCTTGCGGAGGAAGTGTGTTGACCTTGTAGCAGCACGTCCAAAGGTGGGCAAGTCTATGTTTGGTGACGAAGTAGCTTTACACGTTGCGGGTGAATTGGATATCCCCGTGCTAATGTTAGATACGGAGATGTCTAAAGAAGATCATTACAACCGTATCTTGGCTAATTTGTCTGGAGTAGAGATCAATAGAATCGCAACTGGTAGATTTTCGGAAAAAGAGATAGAAAAAGAAAAGGTGTTTACTGCTGCCGAAAAACTAGAAAAAATTCCGTACCACTATATAAGTATTGCTGGAGAATCGTTTGAGAATATTCTGAGCCAAATGAGAAAATGGATATATCAACATGTTGGTTTTGACGAAAACGGTCAGACAAAAGATTGTCTAATAGTTTATGATTACCTGAAGCTCATGGGATCAGAGAGCATTAGTTCCGCAATGCAGGAATACCAAGTTCTAGGTTTTCAAATCACTAAACTGCATAACTTTATGGTCAAGTACGATGTGCCGTGTCTATCTTTTGTGCAGTTAAACCGAGACGGTATTACCAGAGAATCCACAGACGTTGTTTCTGGATCAGATAGGCTTATTTGGTTGTGTACTAGCTTCTCGATTTTTAAGATGAAGTCTGATGAAGAGGTGGCCACGGATGGTATTGACAACGGAAACAGAAAACTTGTGCCAATAGTAGCAAGGCATGGAGCCGGTTTGGATGATGGTGATTACGTGTGCATGAAGATGCATGGAAATTTTGGACGAATAGAAGAGGGCGAGACCAGAAACGAAATTCATGGAAACGAGAGAAACAAAAAAGAGGGATTTGAAACAGATGAAAATATTGACGAAGAATCAGATATCAGCAATCTGTAATGAAATGTTTCCCAAGCTGCCATCATTGATGGCTTACTTTGGAATAGATTACGTGGAATACCCCAACAGACTTGCTTTTCCGTGTCCTGTTCACGGTGGAGACAATCCAGAGGGTTGCTGTATATTCACTGATGGTATGACTCAAAAGGGAAATTGGTCTTGTTGGACACATCACTGCGAGGAAGAATTCGCCAACAATTTGTTTGGTTTTGTGCGAGGATGTTTGTCTCAAAACAGAAACAAAAGTATCTCGATGAATGAAGCCGCCTCCTTCTGTTCAAACTTTCTGGAAAAAGATATCGAAGAGCTGAATTTAGATGTGGATTATAAAAATAACTTTAAAGTTATCGACATCTTTAGCCGAAAAGTAGAAAGACTAGAGCCACTAATAACCAGAGATGAAGTTAGATTAAAAATAAAAATACCAGCAGAGTACTATATTGGCAGAGGATATATACCAGAAACCCTAGATTTGTTCGATGTTGGAGAATGTTCTGTAAAAAATCAACCAATGTCGGGAAGAGTGGTTGTCCCAATCTACGATGAAGGCTATAATTATATAGGATGTGTGGGCAGAGCCACGGATGAAAAGACGCAACCGAAGTGGCTGCATAGCAAAGGTTTTAAAAAGTCAGTACTGTACGGCCTACATCTAGCAAAAGACGAAATATTGAAAACACAGACAGCTATTTTGGTTGAGGGTCAGGGAGACGTTTGGCGAATGCATGAAGCAGGTTTTGAAAATACTGTTGGCATTTTTGGGTCTAGTATCAATGATGACCAACTTATATTACTTGAGTCTAGCGGTGCCCTTAATTTAATTATCCTCACCGATTCAGACGAGGCTGGTAATAAAGCGTTTTCGCAAATTGTAAAAAAGTGCGGACGAAGATTTAACTACTGTCGTCCTTCAATCTCTCAGAAAGATGTTGGAGACATGTCTATAGAACAAATTAAAGAAGAACTATATCCTCAATTAAAAGGAACGACGCATGCAGAGTAGAATTTTATCTTTTTCTGGAAACAAACAATCCGGAAAAAGCACATGTTCCAACTTTCTTCACGGTTATCAGCTAAAGTCTCAGGGGATTGTTGACGACTTCAGCATCCTAACAACGGGGGAACTGGTTGTTACTACAGACATCGTTGATGAAAAAGGGGAAGAAGAACGGGGAGAAGCTATTCTCGATACCACTAGAGTAGATTTAGAGTTTGCTGAGTGGGCTATGTATAGTCTCTGGCCATTTGTTAAGAAGTACTCTTTTTCTGCTCCCCTAAAAGAGATTTCACATGGTCTTTTTGGTCTTACTTATGATCAGTGTCACGGAACGGATGAACAAAAAAACACTCTTACAGGTATACGCTGGGGGGATTTGCCTACTCCAAACAAGAGATCCAAAAAGAAAAAAATGACAGCTAGGGAATTTCTACAATACTTTGGGACAGACGTGTGTCGAGCTATGTATGAAGATATCTGGGTAGACCGCTGTCTTACGGATATTGCGTTTGAACAACCTCTGCTCGCTATTATCGATGATTGTCGGTTTCCTAACGAAGCGACGGCAATAAAGAATGTTGGCGGAAAGGTTGTTCGTCTCACTCGGTCTCCACACAAAGACTCCCATAAAAGCGAATCAGCATTAGACGGCTGGGGAGGTTTTGACGCGGTTATTGATAATCAAGACATGAACATACAGGAGACGGCAGAAAGTCTCATAAACATTCTTGACGGATGGGGGTGGTTGGGAGAAGAAAAGACTGCCGAAGAAGCCAAGGCACAATGGGCCCCCAAGGTTCCCAGCCCCAAGATTCCAGAAGAAAAAAGTACAGGCGGTATCCATACTATCAAAAAGGTTAATAAATAATGATTGTAACTTATATCAGAAGCTCGTCTTATAATAACTACGACTATTGTCAGATGCAGTATTTTATCACATATGTTCTTGGTCACAGATCAGAGTCGGGAAAAAAAGCCCAACTAGGAACGATTGTACATAAGGTTATGGAGTGTCTAGCTAGTTGCAAAAAGAAGCTACAAGACAACCCAGACAAAAAAAGTCTATACATTAACGACGACGCCGTGGGAAAAGTCAATTTTACCCCAAAGAGCTTGTTTACTCAGGCGTTCGTTGGTCGCGTATTAGCTAAAAGTTATGAGCACTATACCTCAGACTGTGTGCATAAATATACCGGTGCCGATATGAAATTTTGCAGAGAAACAACAGACCTTGGATTGGTTTATAATGACGGCCAATTTGATCCTCGGAAAAGAGATATTGTTGATGCGGAACCTCAGTTCGACATCGTGATTGACGAACCTTGGGCTAAGTTTAAGTACAAAGGGGAAAATGGAGAAATGATGGAGGGTCAACTAGCCATCAAGGGAACCATCGACCTAGTGACAAAAGTTGCCGACGATACGATAGAAGTCATTGACTGGAAAACAGGCAGGAGACTGAACTGGGCAACAGGAGAACAAAAAACCTACGAAAAATTACTTGAGGATCCGCAGTTACTGCTGTATAATTACGCGATATCGAAACTTTATCCAGAGTATAAGCAGGCCATCGTAACCATCTTCTTCATCAAAGACGGCGGCCCCTTTAGTCTGTGTTTTGATCAGTCAGACCAAGAGAAGTTTCTAGAGATGCTGAAGAAACGATTCAAGCAGATACAAAGAAACGACTACCCAAGCCTATGTTCACGTAACAGGTCGAGCTTTAAGTGTACAAAGCTTTGTCATTTTTATAAAAACAAATGGCCCGGAACCAATGT